CAGGGGCGCGGCGCGTTGTCGGTTTGTTCAGGCAGGACGAGGTTAAAGCCCGCGGCGTTAAACTCATAGCCCCGCGATGTAATAGGCTGGTTGTTGTCAACGAACCGCAGTACCGCGCCGCCTGATGTCTCGATAGTCAGCAGGTGGAGAAAAACTTTTTCGGTTTCCGGGGCGGTTACGGCTGCGGCCGCGTCGGGAGACAGTCGGCTCATAGACGCTCCAACTGCATCGCGACGTCGTGCAGCCCGTCGATGGAAGTGACGGCATAATCGGCGGTGAAACGGAACTCGCCCGTTTCAAGCGTTGTGGGATCGGTGAAGTTAAATCGCAGCACGCCGTCGGCCAAAACGAATTGATAGAACTGTTCAAAAACAGCCAACTCCAATGAATCGAATACCTGTCTGCCGGAAAACTTTACAGTCCGCGCGGTGTAACGACGGCGTGCTTTTTTCGGCCCCGCGTCCATCGCGGTGCGTATAACGCTGCTTTGCGGCTGCTTTGAAAGGCCGTCAATAAGCAACGTCGCCGGTAACAATTCAGGCCAAGTTATGTTTGCCATTTACACCCCCACCGCCCGCGTGCCGAAACGGGCGCCCATAGCGCGGTCGGCCTTGCCTGACGTGATGTGCCGATTAACCATATCGCCGATTATAATGTCAATTGAGCGGCCGCCTTCGCCGTCCTCGTGTTCTTCCTGCCGTACTTCGGCGCCGGAATTATTTATAACGTTAACCGTTACCTGCGTACTGTTGCCCGCCGTCTGCACGCCGAGATCTCCGTTGGGCATACGCGTCAGCGGCATAATTGCTTCAGGGCCGGCTTCGCCCATGAGGCCCAAACCGCCGCCGTGGCGGAAATAGGTCGGTGCGTTTACAATTTGGTTTGTAAACATTCCGCCTGCGGCAAATGCCCGCGCCGCTTTGCCGTATTCGTCAAACACGTTTCCGTGCGCGTTTTCAGTCGTAGCGTCCTGCTCGGTTTGAACTCTGCTATTTACATAACTGCCAATAAATGCAGCCGCTCCCGATGCTGCGATGAATCCGAGGCCGAGCGCCCACTGGCCTTGGGCGATTAGCTGTAAGCCTGCCTGCAAAAAAAGAGTCGGCAGGGAGTTAAGAATTTCCTGGCTCATGGCAAGCAAAGCGGCTTCCATCGATTCTCCGGCTTCTTTGCCTTCACCCAACGCCTCGCCCAGTGCACTAAGGCCGCTTAGTACCGCGCCCGCGCCGAGATTTAACAGAGAGTTATTTATACCGTCCAGAGCCGCTTCAAGCTGCCTAGCTTGTTCCTCGGCCAATTGCATTTCATCACGCAGATCGAGCAGCTCCCTGAAAGCGGTAATTTGATCATCGGTCGCGCCTGCCGCCGCATAAGCTGCCGCTGCCAAATCGTTCTGCGACATGCCAATCTCGTCTATCTGCCGCTGATACTCGGCAAGAATTTCCGTTCGGCGTAATTCGTCCGTGAGCTGCCTGATTTCTTCTGCTTGTTCGGCTGTGGCTCTGTTGGCAATGGCTGTCTCGTAGGCAAGCTGGCCTTCCGATATACCAAAGTCGAATATTTTTTTCTGGAGACTTTCGATAGCCTGTGCCGCTTCCTTTTGGCCGGCGATCGCTTTCATAGCTTCTTCCGCGGCCTCGGCTTCCGCGCCCAGGCGTTTATAATCTTCGATGAGCGGTCTTATTGAGCTGTCGACAGCGGTAAATCCCGCGTCTATATCGGCGGGGTTGATCGAAAAAAGTTCTGTCAGCGTTTTTTGGATATCCGCCTGTTGTCCGCGCAACATTCCGGCAAGATCGAGTTCCTCGCCCAGCATGGCGGACACGCTTTGTCCCGCTTCAAGGGAGCGGCTGAACTCGGCAAGATATATTTCCGCCGCCTTGGCGCCGGAGTCGCCGAACTGCGCGGGATCGATCTTTGCAATCTCGCCGTACCAGTCCTGCCATCGTTTTTTAGCGGCAGAAAGATCGGGCGTTGTTCCGCCACCCAGCGGATTGATTGTTGCGCCGCTTACAAGCTCGTTGATCTCATTTTGGATTCGTTCAATCTCGGCTCTTGCCTCCGGAGACTTGCCGTCAATGCTTTTTAAGATACGCAACATTTCTTCAGAACTTTGAGCTGCTACGGCCTCGGCCCAGCCCATTGTTCTCTCTAAAAGTCTTTGAAGATCAACACCACCGCTTAGGTTCAATTCATCTAGCGCGGCATTTATTTTTTCTATTTCTGTCGCATATCCATAAGACCAATGTGTTGTATCTGGATTAAGTGCCTCTTCCAAAATACTTGCCATTCCTTGCACTCTTACCATTATTCCTTCAACATCTCTGGCTGATTGCTCTCTAACATTGGCAAGCTTCTGATTCAAAACCAACAGCTTCGATGCTGCTTCTGTAGCCGCCGCAAAATTTCCCGTCTCCTTGGCGGCTTCATACATGTCCCGCGACAGTCCCCTAATGCTTCCTCTAACTTCATCAAACGATCTGGAACTTCGCAAAAGATCCTCGTTGTTTTTGGTCATTTGCTTGATAGAGACATCATAATCTTTCGCCGCTTGATTTAACTGCGCGTTTACGCCGCTTATGATTCCTACAACAGCCGCGCTAACGGCAATCGCCCCGCCTATTGCCAATATGTACGGATTGGCCGCGGCCGCCGTCATGGCCGCGCTGACGCCTCTAAACGCCGTAATAGCCGGCCCCGATATCGCAATCGCGCCGCCCATGCCGATGACAAAGCGCTTAGTCCCCTCGTCCATGTCGTTAATGCCGCGCAGGATCGAGCTTGCGCTGTCCAGCAGTTCGGTCGCCATCGGCAGCATCAGCTCTCCGAAAGATGCCGCCGCCTGTTTTGCGTCGTCAACCGCGGCGTTGAACTTTTCAAGAGTTGTGCCCGCGAGTTCGTCCATCATTCCGGCGAACTGCCCCCCGGGCGCCGTCATGCTTGTGATCGCCCTTTCCAGATCGCTAAAGCCGAGCTTGCCCTCGGCGGCAAGGCGGCGTACGCTTTCCTCGGAAGTGCCCAGTTCTTTCGCCAGTTGTTTGATAACGGGGATTCCCTGCTGTTGCAGATTAGCAAGATCGCGCGTTGTAAGTTTTCCCTGGGCGCGGACGCGCTCGAAACTTCCCGATATTGTTCCGAACGAACTGCCCGTCCCCGCGGCCACGTCGCCGAGCATCTGAATAGTTTGTGTGGCGTAAGAGGCATCGTGTCCGGCATTCACCATCGCGCGGCCAAGCGTGAAAACCTCGTCGGCGGAAAGCCCGGGCGAAGCTCCCAGCCGCCGCCAGTCTTCAAACACGGCGGACGCTTCTTCCGCGGAGCCGAGCATATTGGTAAGGGACACTTTAAGTTTTTCGTTTTCGCCCGCGAACTTAATCGACGCGATACCGGCAGCGCCGATAACGCCGGACAGGATCATGCTTTTTTTGGAAACGGAATCCAGCGCGTCGCCGAGCGATTCTGTTTTTTGCTCCGCGCCGTCAATGCTTTTATTGAGTTTGTTAAAATTTTCTATAGCGCGGGCGACTTCGGCCTCAACCAAAACCCGCAGCTCGTCTGTTACCTGCATTCCGATTCCTGTCCCGTTCTTTCAACAACTCCAGTTCGGAGTCGAACAGCTCTACCATTTCCACCAGCACCGCCGGTTCCCTTATCCAGTCCGGGCCGTGCGGCCAGCCGTACCATTTGATTTTTGCCCACAGGTTATACGCTGAATAAAATTCAGGAGAGAGATAGTCGTGTACCTCTCCCCGTTTTATCGCCCATTCCCTAAGGACTATTTTTTCTCCGGCGTATTCGGGCCGGAGTTCCCGCTCGTGGTATCCGTCCCAGAGGAGGCCGAAGCCGATTCGGAGATTTTTTTTTGCGCTTCCGTTATTTTGTCTGAAGAAATTTCTGTGCATATCGCCTGTACCAGGGGGAACATTCCGGCAAAGCTCCCCAAGGCAAGTTCTTCCCCGCGGGTAATCGGCGCATCCGGCTTCCCGGCTTCTTCGACGATCAGATTTTTTATAGCCCCGACATGGAAGCGGAGAATTTTAGAAGCGTTGAATCTGGTACTCGCCGATGTTTCAGCAATCTCCTTTCCGTCGCAGTCTTTTTTATACCGCGTTACCAGTTCCGTATAGACAAGAGTCCCGTGGTCTTCGGCCGTCGGACGGATAATCTCCACCGAAAGCCGCTCGCTCTCCGGCAGATCAAGGTTGCCGCGTATGTTTGGATAAAAAACGTATTTTTTATTTGCGGTAAACTTCATCAATCGCCCCCGTTTTGATCGTTCCCCGGATCAAGCGGTTCGGGATCTTGCGGGTCATTTGCTTGCTCCGGCGGTTCGGCTTCTACGGTGCGGTAATACATACCCGGGCCGCTCTTGCCGTCAACTTTATAGTTAAAGTTGAACGGGCACACGCCGTCGATGGGCTTGTCCATCTGGAACGACTCCACGATGATCGGGAAATATTCCCACACTTCCACTTCGCCGACGGCTCTGGTTTCCCGGCGCGAAAGCATAAAATGGTGCACGCCTGTCTTCGACGGCAGCCGGGTAATGTAAGTGCCGTCGTCAATGATGACGGCATTGAACTCATTGACAAGTTCGCGCTGTTCTTCGCTGTCGGTATCAACCTGGCCGTTGATAGAGCCGCTGCGCTCTTTGAACGCCGACGGCTCATAAGCCCGCGCGCCCGTCTCGACGTCGATCTGCGTTGACACGTCGATAGCCTGCCCCTGTGCCGCGGCGCTTACGTCGGTGGTGAACGACAGCTTCGTCAGCGTCATGGGAATAAGAACGTCCCCTTGCGCCAAAGGCTGATCCTTGCGGGCAAAATAAAAATTGCCCGCCTTGAGAGCTTCGCCCCGCTCAAGTGCCGGGTCCTTCCCGGGAATTTCGCTGTCGCTTGCCGCGCGGCTTTTGATCTTATAAAACCCGCTTGACGCAACCGCAACGTTGTTGCCCCCAACCAGGGGCGTTCCGAATTTTACTCCGTAAAGAAAACCTTCTTTTCCGGTCGGTCTCATATTTCCTCCTTCGGGTTTTACCCGATTATTTGCGCCGGGTATGCGATTGAAACTTCCCAGTTTTCGGCATAGCGCACCGGCATAGATGATTCGTCTTCTTCAGGATACTCGAACCGCCCGGGAGCAATCCGTTTCCAGACAGCCTCAAGGTGATAAACTTGATCCGCTTCCACATCAAAGCGCAATGGCGCGTCGTTCAGCGGCAATAATTTTCGCAATGCGAGGATTACGTTAGTAATCCACTGGACATGCGTCCCCTCGCTTTTGAATACCGCGTTGAAAGTAATCCGTTCCCAGCCTAGCTTTCCGGCTTGCCGATTCCTGTTGTCGATGCCCGCCGGTTCTATCCCCGCGATAAACAATTCGATCCGCGGGCGATTCGCCGATGCCTGCTGCGGCGCGATTACCGCTTCCAGTCCCAAGCCCCTGACGCTTGCTAACAGCGCGTTCAAAATTTTTTCCATACGCCTACCTGTTCCCCTTGAGCGCCTTCGCCACTCCTTCCTGTACCAATTTGAGTAGGTACGCATTGTCTTTTTCATCGACGTACAAAAACGGCCGCGCCGGAATCTTGACCGAACGGCTGATTATAAACAGCGCGAATTCTTTTCCCTGTTTGCCTTCTTTTCCGCTTTTGAGCGCCTTGCCTTTTTTGTAGGCGAAGAAAACTCTGCCCGCCCTGAAAAAGCCGTACTCGGCTTCCATCGCGCTGATGAGCGAGCGCGGAGTCCACGCCCCGTAAGAGCGCATCAGCGTTCTGGTTTTTGCGCCCGCCGGAATATACAGCGCCTTTGCGTTCTTGGCGGTGATAGTTCCGCCTTCCTGTTGGATGCGTGCATACTTCAGGTTAGTGCTTGCGTCCGCCCACATCTCGCCGGAATGGGGCGCGATGCTTTGCATCAGCTCCCCGCGGTCGCGCAGGGTCTGCCCGCCTTGTTTGATCTCTTGCGTCAGCGGCGCGTTTGGCGGAGCTATCCCGCCGTTGATTTTTTTTAGCGCGCTGCTTTGCAGATACATCGCCGCTTTCTTCATCACAGGCGCAAGCCCAGAACCGATCAGCTTCGCGTAATCTGGCGGGCGGTGCGTAACCTTAACCCCCATAGCGCGGAGGCTCCTCTACAATCACCGCTCCGGCGGCAGGGCCGGGGCCGTCATCGTACTTGGTAGCAATACTGCCGAAGTAGGTCTCGATCAAATCCGCCGCGTCCTGTTCTTTGGCCTTGGCGCGGCTCTCGTTGCCGATGTAAGAAAACAATTCATACACGGCGCGTTTTAGCACAATGGTTTTGATTACTTCGTTGGTTTCATCGTAAACCCTTCCTGTAGACGCAACCTTCCCGTAAACCCACAGCACGGCTTTATGAATTGCCCGTTCCACCACACCCTCGTCGGCAAACGACGCGGTACGGTAATCATCAGGATTTAATTCTTTCTTTAGGTCATTTACGGTTATAATTGTTTCTCGCATGATAAAAGCGCCTCCAAAAAAAACCGCCGGGCGTCGTACCCGGCGGCATTAAAATCTAACCCGCGAATCTCCCGAACACGAGTCCCTTGCGATTGATCAGCGGGAAGGGCTTGCTCTTAACAAACAGATCCTCGCCGCGCTGATCCTGGCGCACCTTAGTGAACGCGTAGAACGGCACCGCCTGATTCATCACCACGTCGTCCAGCTTGAGGTAGGGCATCTTCTGCCCTGCGTTGACCGCCCGCGCAAGAAGTTCCAGCGGCTCCATCATGTGCTTGGTTGTTCTTGTGCCGCTGTCATCGATGTCTATCCAAGTGTCGTTGTCCAGAAGAATGTCAAAACCCGCGATGTTGATCTTGCCCGGCCCCGTTGTAATGGCGTAAACCTTCTGGTTCATTCCGGCGGTTATGATCGCCTGGAACACGTCCGATGCCGCTATAAACTCAATCGGCCCGCTGATGCCCTTGTCACGAATTGCCGTTGTCAGCTTTTGCAAAATGATGATGAGCTGGGCTATTGTCAGGCCTGCCAGAGTTTCAGACAGGTTTATCCCCTGAATAATTCCGTAGCTTACCTCGTAGCGGCTCATCGTGGTTCCGGCCTGCATCATGTAGTTGATGTCGCCGCGGTGCGCCTGTGCGCACAGGGCGCGGGTCGTTGCCCGTACAGTGCGCAGGTGGTTGGCGATTTTTTCGTCAATCATCTGCTGTTTGCCCTGATCGTTTGCCCGCTCCCAATCGTCAACCTCAACCGCGCTAAAGAGATCGTCGATCTCAATCGGCATCGGCTCGATTACCTTGGCGGACATTCCGCTTTCAGGGCGCACGCCCAACGCTCCGCGCTTGATCACCGGAACGTTGCCGTATTCCGCCTCAATTTCAGACACGGCGATGTGCGTTGAATTTTTCAGCGGGCGGTTTGTGAAATAATTCATCGCGTTTGATTCTTCAGGAGCGTTCTGCGCGATGATCCGTTCAACGTCCTGCGGTTTAATGATAATCATATACTACCCCTTTTTCGCGTAAGAAAAGAGCTGAAGGGGAACTATCCCCGCGGCCCGCAGATTGAAAATCAATTCCGCGCTTGCCTTTACCGGCTGTGCCCCGCTTGAGTCCAGCAGCCGTCCCGCCACAACCGCGCCGTGCCAGCACACCAAAACTTCCGCGTTCCTTCCGTCCGAATCTTCGGCCAGCACCGCGACGGGCGTGTCGACAGGAGTCGGCGGTTCGTCGTCAACAGGCGGCGGCGGATTGCCGACGGCGGGCTCCAGCGTTTCGCCGGTGCTGTCGAACTTTAAGATAGTTCCCGCCTTTAACTTTGCGTCTGCGCTGGTAAGCAGCGCGGTGTCGATGATTGCCGGATGCCCCGGATGAATCACTGCCGACGGATTTTTCACCGGCACTTCTTCGTAAGATACCATTATTGCCCCCTACATTTTTTTCGCGGCGCCAGCCCAGTCAACAGGCTTTTCGCCGTTGTTGCTGTCGCCGTAATTTGTTCCCGACGCTCCGGTCCTTACCGGCTCCGGCCAGCCGCGGAGGATATCCCCCAGCAGCTGTAATGCGTCCCGCTTTTCGTTTTTCCCGTTATCGGAAAAATCGAAGGCCCCAATAGCCTCAATCTGCCCCGCAAGGGCTTTCGCTTTGGCGGCAACGCCCGCGGGAATCTTCTCCGCGATGTCCCTGCCAAAACCTTCCAACCGTTCGCGCCGCCTGTCGGCCTTGATCGCCGCAAGCTCCTTCTGCACGTCGGCAAAGTCCGCGTTAGCCGGAGTTTCACCCGCGGGAGCCGGCGCTTCCGCCGCCGGAGGCGTCTCCGCAGGTTTTTGCGCCGCCTGTTCAGAAAGGGCTTTGTTCTGCGCTTCAAGTTCCGCGATCTTCGCGTCCTTGTCGGCCATAGCCTTTTTTTCCTCATCCGTCATTGTATCGTTACCCTCCTTCTCCGGTAGTTTCCCGGAAAATTGATACCTGTTTTTTGCGGCTTCTTCGCCGAAGTCAACCGCTATTTGAGCAAGCTCATCGAGGCCGGGTATTTTCGGCGGCACCGCGCCGAGGATCGCCAGATGATGAAGCACCCGCTTGTTATCTGTCGATCTTCTCGGCATGGAGATTGACCACCCGTCGTAATACCCGCCCTCGTAGAGCTTGTCCCCTATGTCGCTAAATATAACCGGCCCGATGATCGAATTGCCGTCTGTGGACGGCCAGCAGTCAAGCACGTCCCCGAACTTCGGTGCGCGGTCGTTTACATCGTGCCCGATAATCACAGGGCGTTTTCCGGCGAATGTCTCCGCCATTTCCGCGATGTCCTGTTTGGTGATTTCGCTTCCGTCAAGCCCCCACTTTCCGGCGCGGGCAAGTTCAAGCGTCCTGATTTTTTTTTGCGCCATTATTTACTCGCCCCCTGATAAATTGCTATCCCCGCCAGCGCGGCGCTCAAGCTCCCGAATAAGATCGTTAAGAATTTCCATCTTCGCAATGACGCTCTGTACGCCGCCGCCTGCTGATCGACAAGCTGCGAGAGCTGCTGCAATAATAGCTCTCTCCTCTGCCTGTTCGATTCTAATTCGTTCAGCAATTGCTCTCTCGCTATCGAGTTCTGTTCTAAGGCTTCCAACTGCTGCTGCAAGTTCTCGATTTGCAGATTCAAGATCAAAAGGTCTGACAGAATTTCCTCTCCCAACAAAGAAGCCGATTGCGCCGCCAAGAACGATGGCGATAACAGTGAGCACAACAATAAGACGGAAATTAACTTTTTCATTCATGATTCCTCCCTGCTTTAAAGCGCCTTCTGGTAATGAGGCGCATCCCATCCGATTCCGAATTTGTCCAGCGGGGCCCATGTGCCGCCCCACTCTAATCCGGCTTCCTGGCCGAGCCGCCCGAACGTGCGCCACAGTTCGGCGTTGTCGCTTGTTATAACCCACGGGATTTTTCCGCCGTCCAGTACGGGCACGATGTCAGCCGCTACGCCGTCCTGATGCAGAGAGTGTTTGGCTCTTGTTACAACCTGCCCGGCTTCTCCCTTGCCAATCGGGTACAGCCCCGCAATTTTGCGGAGGCGGCAAATCTCCTCAAAGCTCTCGCGGCCCTGCGCGTAGTAAGCATCCTGTGTTTCTTGGGTACGCAAAGTTTCAAGCACGGAATAGCGAAGGCCGTTCTTGTCCAGCAGGGCAAGGAACGCCTCAAACAGCGGCCTGACTGCCGGAATTAACAGATTGGTTTTCATGCGCTTATTTTGGCACGGCGCGGGCACGGCAAGCCGTCTCCAGCGAGGGGAGCTAATTTAACTTTTTATAGACAATGATTTTGATTTTTCCATAAGCGCCCACACGCGGTTGTAAAAAATAAACTCTTTGGGGAATTTGTAGTGATAACATTTCGGAATAAAATAAGGTATTTCGCAAATATACTGAAAAAACCTTTCTTGCCCGCTTTTCCTAATATAGACATAGTTCTTGTAAACGGAATTATGGATTCCTAGATCTTCCAGTTGTCTTGCTATTTTATTTTTTTCGGGATCAGGTTCTGCAATAAAGATTCTGTTCACTTTTCCTTTTTTCCATGCTGTCGAGCCGTCACCAATAAAATAATTAAAAAGTACAATAGGGGTAATCGTTAAATTTGGAATTCTCTTTTTCCCATTTGGATACCATTCTTCCCTAATTTTAATAAAGGCTTTATAACATAGAGAATCTAAACGCCAACAATTTCGCGCCCCTGAATGTATTGATCCAGAAGAAATACCTAGTTCGTTAAGAACCCGTTTAAGCCATCGTATATAACTCCTGTTTTTATCTGTATGTGCATAAACGCAACTTTTTTTCTTTGGTGCATATGTAATACATCCATCACCTAAAAGAAGGCCGTTTAAAAATTGAATAATTTCAGGAGTAAGAATTAAGTTATGGCAATGTAATGAACGAGCTTCGGATAAAGATCTGCTCTTTATTCTTTTTCTTTGAAATATTTCGCGGACAGTTGACGGGTCTATTTTGTATTCTGATGCAATTTTAGCGAAAGATATTTTTTTATCAAAATACAATCCTTTTAGAGCATCCGTGTCCAGATTTATTACCCTGTGATCGGTGATTAGTATATGATGTTTATTAAACATGTTTTTAACTGCGGCACTTGAACAGTTATACAGCTTTGCTATTTTTGGACAGCTCATTTTTTGATTTATATGGAGCTCCTTTAGCGTTTCGATATCTGGTAATTTCCTACCCACGGGCACTCCTTCTTGACAAATTATCAGAGCATCTTACATGCAGAACCAACCCTGCCTATGACATCAACATCTTGAACCCTGGCCGGATAAGACGGATATGCCTTATTGTCGTTAATAACAAGAAATCCCTGCGGCATCCACATAAGTCTTTTTACCTGAACTACCCCGCCAATTTCAATAGCGTATATTCCGTCCCCCGTAAAGTCTCCCTGTTCAACCGCTATATAATCCCCGGCCCTAAAGGTCGGGCTCATGGCATCGGTTTCAAGCCGGAGAAATCCCACGTTCGGTTTGTCCGTCTGGACGCTGATATTCATAATTACCCCCAAATAAAAAAGGCGTTACGGCGGCCCCGCTACTGGCCTTTGTAACGCCTTATGGCTCAAAGCCATGCCGGAGGGTAGCGGGCCTTCGGCATAGTTCTAATCTAAATAAATGATACACTAGTGTCCCATTTATGTCAATAGAAATAGGTCAGATTTGTCTCATTTTCTTATTTTTTTTTACCTGTTGCCGATGATATAATTGTGGAAGGAATGACTATCGCTGAAATTGCAAAAGAACTAAATATCAAGCCCAAGGCGGCAAAAACAAGGTTAATTCGCTACGGCTTCAAACCCATTTCATATGCGGGACCTACAGGAATTTATGATCCTTCTGCCTTGGAAGCTATCCGTAACGCTCCTGGTCGGGGCCGTCCTAGCAAGAAGTCTAAAAACGCCCCATAGTCTTAGTTTTTAGGCCTAAAATCCCAGTTTGGCAAAATTCCCAAAAACGGGCTTTTAAAGAAAAAGGTATCCAAGTACCATTTAGAGAAGTCGGTCGCCTGTAGTGGGCTTGTGGGAGCTATTCACCGGGTGAATGAAAATTTGGCAATCGTAGCACTGCCCCCTTTGGAAACCCCATTTTTCGGGGATCTTGGGTTTGTCAGTATCCCCCTTGATCTTGCCCTAGTTTTAGCCCCATGCTTGAACCATAAATTATCTTTTAATTCTTAGTACATTGTCTCCAAGATCTGTGTACAATGTTCCCGGTTGAAGGCCTTCGTCCCCTTGCGGTACTTGGGTAATAATAAGGGTTTTCCCCGGCATTCCCCCGCCGATAGTTAAAGCCTGCCCTATTGTGTTTCTATAGCCGTCATAATCAAACCATTCCAATTCAACTGCTGCGCCCTCTGCAAAATTTAGCTGAGTTTTATGGTGGCGGTAAGTTGAAAAACCAACTCCGGTCCCTTTACTTTGCATAACGATGCCTACCAATCCGCCCCTACTGCCAAAACTGCCTGATGTTATACTTTTAAAATCAGTTATCCAAGTAGACGAAAAACTATCGCCCCTACCAAAAAATATATTTATGTCCCTTGCCGTTGCGTCTGAAGTAAATACCGTTGGGCTGCTTGTCTGGCCCGTCAGGTTATTATTAGCAATTAACGGACCTGCATTTATTCCGCCTGCAAACCACGAATCACCTAAAATGTTGATATTTTTTAATACCGCCGCGACCGCTTCGAGTAATCCATTCTCCGCGGTAAGCCTGAAGCCTGGGACATTTCCGACAGCGCCATCAAAACCTTCGCTCTGTATCACCCCGCCTTGCCTCATTGTAATAACCTGCGCCGACAACTCCTCAATGAACGCCTGCTGCGCGACAAGCAGTCTAGCAAATAACGCCATTGTGATCTCCTTTCAAGGTTTTTTGCTGTATCCATTTAACGCCGGAAGGCTCTATTACCAGCAGGTCTATCGGCGGTGATATAAGTTCGTCCCTGTCTATAAACCTTTCAAGTTTTATGCTCAACTCTATAGCAAACAATGAAACATCTATAGCGTCCTGTAAAGAATAAGAAGCTATATTTTTATTGATGAGCGGTGCATACTGGGAAAAATATTCATTAGCCCCGGAAAAACTAATTCCGTATTGCGTTTGTCCCATGCCGTTAATCACAATATTTTCTTTCACGTCTACATACCAGAATTCGGGAATCGGAATTTTCCCGGTATGATTATATCCGCACACATAATATTTCTGCACTGATATTTTGCCCCAAATTTTTAACAAGGTTAAACAAACCCGCAGCGCAGTTTTTTGGATCGTCGTAATGGCTGTTGTTGCAAAAACGCTCTATATGCGGATTGATAGAATTATTACCCACGTTTCTTTGGTTTCCGTCCGCTATGGCTATGTTGTTTCCCTTCAGAACGTGTAATTTACAGGCCGATCTTGTTAAAATTCTCTTACCGACTATGTTCCTTTTATCATAAGCACAAGTCCCCCTGACAGTATTCAGTATAGATTCTTGAATATTTCCCGCTTCAAAATTTATCATGTCCATAAATTTAAAGCTTAAAATGGCGCTGTCGGCGGCCATTACAATACCGTCGGGGCAAATAGTGCTTACGATCATACTCATGCCGTTATTATACCACGCCGGAAAAAACTTCAGCCGTTTAACGCTTGACTTTTCCTTGCTTTAAGCCAATACTTAAACTATAAGCAGCTCTGGCAAACCTCTCCCCACCTTTATTGGCGGGACTCCCCGGAGATCAATTTTCCATG